TAGGCCTTAAAAGAGCTTGTTTTCAAGGCAGAATAAGAGCAGCCAAATTAGCTGGCATGGAATCTGATGTAGAAAACGCTAAACCACAGCTCACCAATATCCCACCTGAAGTAGCCCTCAAAGATAAAATACGAACCCTTGAAGCGCAGATAGCTTCATTCAATCGTGACGTATTAAATGAGAATTATGTTAAGACTAAAATTCTTAAAATGGCTGAAAAGAAAGCTTCACCACCTAGCTGGCTATCTAAACCTAGCGCAAGTAAATCAGCGCCAGGCGTTCCTACATTGTTTGCATCGGATTGGCATTGGGGTGAGAACGTAGATCCTAACCAAGTTAATAATGTCAATTCTTATAATATGAAGATAGCTCATAAACGAGCTAAAAAAATGATTGAAGTGGCTATTGATCTATTAAACAATCACATGGTCAACCCTAAATATCCAGGCATCGTATTTGCTTTAGGCGGTGATATGGTGTCGGGTGATATCCATGAAGAGTTGATGGCCACCAATGACGCAGAGATTATGCCTGTAGTTATAGACTTGTTTGGCGTGTTGATTTGGTGCATATCCACATTGGCAGATCATTTTGGCAAAGTATTTGTGCCATGCGTAGGCGGTAACCATGGCCGTAATACTCATAAGATTAGAAACAAAGGCCGTAACTTTACTTCTTTTGATTGGCTAACCTATCAATTTTTAGCTAAACATTTTGAAACCGATAGCCGAGTGTCTTTTCATATACCTGACGGCCCTGACGCTTTATATGCTATTTACAACCATAAATACCTATTAACCCATGGCGATCAGTTTAGAGGCGGTGACGGAGTAATTGGTGCTTTAGGGCCTATTATTCGTGGTGACCATAAAAAGCGGTCTAGAAACGCCCAAATTGATATGGAATACGATACTATGATAATCGGCCACTTTCACCAATTAATACAATTAGAAAGACTTATTGTAAACGGATCACTAAAAGGGTATTGTGAATATGCCTATAGCAATAACTTTGGATTTGAACCACCAAGGCAAGCTTTATGGATAACGCATCCTTATCATGGCATTACTTTCTCAATGCCTGTCAATGTGGATGTATCGTTTGAAAATTCGGATAAATCAGAATGGGTAAGCTGGAAAGGTTAAAAATGACATTATTAAGCGCTAAATATATTGCAGCCCTTTATTCAGCGTTTAGACTTATGCCACCTTTTGATCGCTACGAATTGCCCACCGCTAGAAAAATAAAGTTTAAAATTATTAATGACATAACGGCCTACGGTTATTTTAACTGCGACCCTCATCTAACTATTGAAATTTCAAAAGGCCGTTGTTTACATTATTCTACGATTTCTGAAACTTTATTGCATGAAATGTGTCACCTAACCCTTTATAACAAAGGTTATAAGCATTGGGATGCCCATGGCAAAGCTTTTTATAAGTTGGCTGACCAAATATCCACAATTTACGGTTTCGATCCCAAGAGGCTTTAAAATGCGAAATAACCCTATATTAGTAGAACGTGAAGAAACTCATGGTGATTTTATGGCTAAATCACGCTTTATTGAGAAAGTTCAAGATATTATTAGCAAAAATGCTTGGAATGATTTAGAAGCGGATCAGAAAGAAGCAATCCACATGATTTTAGTTAAATTAAGTAGAATTCTTTATGGCAATCCTAATTACAAAGATCATTGGGATGATATTGCTGGCTATGCCACTTTAGTATCTGAACGACTTAATAAGAAATAATGATTTTCTTGATGGCTTTGTCTTGCAAAAAGACCATAATTTGCGTAACAAGTAATTTTGCTTGTTACAGATAAAGGATAAATACTATGTGGACAACTCCAGCTGCTACTGAAATGCGTTTCGGTTTCGAAGTTACAATGTATGTAATGAATAAGTAATGATTATTGTTACAGATTGCTATTAAATTAAGGGGCTTAAAATGCCCCTTTTTTTATTTACCAATAGCAAATAACGTATTCTAGAATGAAACGTAAAGGCATGCTAACAATGCAAAGAAGGCACATAGTAGTGACAAACGACACACAAACAAAAGCAAAGTCATCCACTATTTTTTAGGGTGTGCTTTAGACATTGGCGCTTTAATATGAGCTTTAAATTCTTGCTTTAGCTCTTTGATTTGACGCTCAACAACGTATTCTTTTTTTTCATGTCTAATAGAAGGTTTTAATTCTTCAAGTTTCATTTTAGTTGCCATTGTTTTTCCTATCCATATAAAAATAATTGTTTTTCATCTAGCCTTCTATTTTTAAGGCCTTTTAATTCTGTTAATACACCTTTAACTCTAGCTTTACAATATTTCAATAAAGACTCCATGGCAGCTTCTTTATCACCACGAATAACTGCTTGGCGAAACGTGCTTCTTTGGAATAATCCTAATCCATGGTTAAAACTAAAGCTCACGCAACAAGAAAATTCGCCTGGTGTAAGTTTAACATTAGGAAGTAATTTAGTGACGCCTATTTCAAATCTTTTTAAATCTAATCTTAATAGTGCATCTACTTCTGCGGTTGTGAAAGTTTTGTTGTAACCATCAGGGAGTTGTTTACCATCACCAATGAGGTGTCCGACACCAACAGTCCACAACCCTGCTGGGCAACGATAAGGCCTAACACGCACGCCTTCGTAATGTTTGATAAGAGCGATGCCACGTTGTGACGTTATCATTTCTTATTAAATGCTCGACTACCAAAGTGAAACATAATAATGGCTGCCCAAATTTGTTGAGTATCATCATCCCATATAACATTTAATGCTGTGCTAAAGTCTACACCATGCACCCATGCGTAAATAAATCCACCAATTTCAACAAATACAAATATACCAAATAATCCTAATGATATTACAGGTCTTACAGCAGCTCTTGCAGTAACAACCCATGGTGCAGCACCTTCACTTAATTTAGAATCATTGGCATATAAAGCTGTCATTTCGTCTGCTTGAGATTGAACTTGAACTTCTTCTAACTTGATAGCTTCAATTTTTTCTTGTGAAGCAAATCCTTTTTCAGCCATTGCAAGCTCACGATCAATTTGTAATTGAGCCATTTCACGCTCATGCTTTTGATCGCCTTTTTGTTGGAAAAAATTTAATATAGATGGTAACGCAGAGCTACCAAATCCAAGCAATGATCCAAGTAACGTAAACATTATTTTCCTTTCCTTTGCATATCGTGTTCTTCAAGAATACGAATACGAACATTAAGTTCACCCATTTGTGTTCTAATTTCTTCTTTAAGTTTTGCTCTTGCTTCTGCTGATATAGGGCTATCAGTTGGCACGCCTTGAGCAGTTATAAGCGCAGGCATTTTAGACTTAATATCAATAAGATCAGCTTGCATACCTGATAATGATGAAAGCATCCATGCAATAGCAGAAACTATTACAGGAAACATCATGCTGGTTAATTTAGATAAATCCATTATTTTAAAACTATGCTTAATAATAAAATAATAATAGCGCCTGCGCTTGCCATTAAGATACTTTCTAAACGCTTTAGTCTTGCGCCAATTTCTTCATATCTTAAAGCGCATACTTCTTCGTGAACGCTTAAACGACTATCTACTTCTGTAAGTGAATGTTTAACCATAATTAACTCTTCATAATGTAACAAAGTGCATAATACGGAGGAAGGTTAGCACCTGTTCCACTTGTGCCTGATGTGGCTGTTGTTGTAGCAACAGTAATGCTTGTTGTTGCAGAATTTGTTGGTGATAAACTTCTACCTGTTGAATATCCTGTTGAAGCTGATATAGGTGCGCCACCATTGTCATCGCCTGCTTGAGCAGAGCCTAAATTTTGTAATCCATGAGTGTGGCCTGGATCAGTAACAGTTGAAGTTGCAGTATGGTTATGAGATACCACTATTGCATCTGCACTACCACCTGTTTGATTAACTGAATATGTAGAACCAGCACCAACAATAAAACGATTGCGAAGATCAGGTGTTGAGTTTGTTCCGTCACATAATAAATAACCAGCAGGAATAGAACCAATTGAACCTGACCATAAAAGAATCATGCCTGTAGGTAATGTAGATGAAGCCGCAGGAATAGTTCCTAAAATACCGTAGATGTCATCGTAAGTAGCAATTGTTCCGCCAGCTGAGTCTTGTAAAATAAATTTGTAGTTATATCCAAAAGTTAGCCAAATCTCATTAGGCGCTCTACCATCAGTTCCTAATATAATTGGATTAGCATTAGCTATTGTTCCACTAACAGTTGTGTATGTAGCTAACGGTGTAGATGAGCCAGCTTGATAGCTATATAACTTGCCACCTGATAGTGGTAGGCCTGTAACGCCTAAAAAGCTAACTCCGTTGCCTATGGGTGATAGATTGACTGCCATTTTATTTTCCTATATCTGAAAGTTTATTATATTTTATTTCTTTTTCAAGCAATTTACCTTGTTTAGTTTTGTAAAACTTGCTAGATATTTTTTCGCCTATATTTTCACCAACTAACGCACCAGGAACTCCGCCAATTTTTGCGCCTAATGCAGTTGATCCTTTAACTGCAAGTGTTCCTAATTTACCTCTTAATTGTTGTGTTTGAACTGCTGCGCCTGGATATTTAGTGTCAATACTAACTAACTCACCAGCTCTAATACCCTCATCAATATTTTGTAAAATTTCAGGACTATCTTCAAAGGCTACTTTTAATTTTTCTGATAATTTAGCTCTTTCTTTAGCCGCAGCTCTGCCATTCCAAGGCTCACCTTGTGCGCTTTGACCTGCTTCTTTAATTCTGTTTACTAAAGAAGTTTGTATTTGTTTTAACGCATCTGTTTTACCTGTTTCTTTAAAAACATTTATCATGTGACCAAATTGACTTTCAGGCAATGTAGTAATTTTATTTAAAATGCTTTCTGTAGGTATTTTTTGATTTGTTCCTTCAACATTAAGCAAATCACTCATTGCTTTAGGGTTGTCATAAATTTCTTTACCTACTTGAAAATGTTTGCGAGCTGTTTCAAATGTTTCACCGCCTACATTAGAAAACACATCTTCATCAATTAAACCTTTTAATTGTCCACCAAGCTGTTTGGTTTCATAGTTGTATTTGCTATTGATAAACTGACGCAAAGATTCTGATTGAGCAATATTCATCGGTCTAACATTACCTTTTTCATCAAGCAATCCTTGACGTTTTAAAAAGTTTTGAATACCTTTTTGTAAATTTTGCTCTTGAGTGTAAGTAAAGTTTTCGTCAGCTTTTAAAAATTCATTTAATTTGTTTAGCTCAACAGGTTTGTCACCATGCTCAAGTCTTGCAGTTTCATATAATTGAGTTGTTTTTTCATTGTGTTTACTTAAAGCATCTTCGGCTGCTTCACGAATAAGTTTGCCTGCATCTATTTTGTCTGTTATTTCAAATTGAGTGCCTGTTCTTGGTATTGTGCCACCAAGCTCATTTTCAATTTTATTAAAATGTCCTGATACAGCTTCTTTTTCGTGAGTAAGTTGTTGCGTCATTCCTTCGCCATAAAGACCTTTTTCTGCTTTTGAAGTTAAATATTGAGATGTAGCTTCTTTTGGATTTTCGTCAATTGCAGATTTTCTAATATTTTGTATGCCTACTTTTTTCAGTAACGCTTCATTGTCACTAATAACTTCTTCAGGTTGAAGCGCTTTGCGTCTTTCAAATTGACCTGTAATAGCCTCATCAACAGCGCCAACACCTTTATTTACAACCTTGCCAATTCCTTTACCTACAGCTGGGCCAGCTGCAAAACTTAATGAATTAGCAATGTTTTCTACGTCTTGAATAGGAACGCCTGTTTCCCTAGAAACAACTTCTGATCCTTTGTGTATATTTTCACCAATATAATTAAATAATTTTCTAGACGCTTCTTTTTGATAACCTGGTGTTTCAGTTACACCAAATAACCGACCTACAGGATTTTCTAATGCTGCAACTGAACGGCCTGCTATTTTTTCTGCTTCTTCAGGTGATTGTTGTAAAGCACGAGCTGTTGCATAAGTTAAACCGCCTACAGCGCCTGGCACAACACCAAATGCAGTATCAGCTAAAGATGCAACGCCTTGACCAAATTCTTTGAGAGGCTCAAAACCATATTTTTTAATTACAGGTTGATTTGGTGTAATTGTTTCAACAGGCAACATTTCAAAAGCTTTTGACTTTAATGATTGTTGCTCATTACCAATATTTAAATAATCTTCAGGTTGAATAGCAGATTCATCAGATATACCTAATAAATCTTCTTCGTCTTGAACTTGTTTCTTTTTGCTTAAATCTTTAGCCGTAACAGAAATAACAGGCGTTGAGTCTGTAGTTGATAGACTGTCAAATTGGCTTGATAATCTTCCCATTACATTAATCCTAATTTATATTTATTATCTAATACCTCTAAAGCATGAAGTTTTTTAGAAAATGATTTTCTTTCTGAATCAGTCATTGATGACTTAAATCTTTTTTGATCTTCAACTGACATTGAACTAAATTGCAATACATTAGGATCAGAAATTTGGCTAAATTGTGTAAGAGCTTTAGTGTATTTTTCAGGATCAGTTTGATATTGTTGCATAACGGCTTGCTTAACAAGTTTAAGTTTTTCTTGACCAATAAGTTGATTAGCAGCTTTTTTAATTGCTTCTGCTGTCATGTGTCTATTTGGATTAGCAGATTCGGACAATATTCTTGCTGCGTCAGTATTGCCACCAGCTTGAGTTAGCATACTTGTAACTTTATTTAATAAATCAGTATCTGTAGCGGATGTAATATCTGCGCCTGGAATACCAAACGTTGAAGCCAATTTATTAAGATATTGACGTGAATCTGTAAGAGAGCCTGTAACAGCTGCGTTTGAATATTCTTTGACTAATTGTAATAAGCCAATGTTTTTAGTTGCATTTGTTGCATCTTGTGTAGTTTTTGACCAATCTTCACTAGCAATTTTAGCTCTATTTTGAAGCGACTCTGCTTGGCCAGGTTGCATAGCTGATACAGTTGGAGGTGTAGGTTTGCCACCAAATCCTTGACCGCCACCACCACCGCCAATAAGAACTTTTGTTCCAACAGGAACACCCATTCTTGCAGCTTCAGCTGGATCAGTAACAATTCTTTCTGTGCCTGTAGGTAATTGTTTAGTGATTGGTGCGCCAACAGGAGCTGTAGGTTCTTGACCTGTAAACAATGGATTACCACCAACAACAGGTCTAATTTGTTGCCCTGTATCTTGCATATAAGCAGTAGGATAAAGTTTTTCAGCTTGAGCTTGAGCTGATAATATACTAGCTTGTTTTTGAGCTATAAAAGCTTGCAATTCTGTTTTTGTAGCTTTTGGATTTAATCCCATAATGGCTTTAGTAATTGCAGCTTGTTTATCTTCGTTTGTAAGAAATTGACCTGAATTATTAATTGAATCTGTTGCCATTTTAACAATTCCATCGTAGGTTGGATTTTTATGTAATTGTTGTATTTCTTGAACGGCAATAGTTGACGCATCTATAATTTGTTTAAGTTTTGCAGTATTAGCACCATAAACAGCAGATTCGGATTCTGCCTTTTTTTGCGTAATTCTAGGTTGTAAAGTTGCTTCAGCTTCAGTAGTAAGCGCTTCTTGTTGTCTTGCTAATAAAGGATTAATTTTTTCTGCTTGTCTAAATTTTTGAGCGTTAATAGACATATTCATCATGTCAGCTAATGACATGCCTTCAGGGCCTTTAACTTTTG